GTTTCCCAGTCACGATCGGCCCTCCTAACATGGGCACACAGGTCCTGTGTAGAATGAACTCTTATCGACCAATTAAATGACCCACGCATACCAGTATAACACGACATTATAAGGACCATGGGTGTAGGATGCCAATCATAATACGTGCCAGCATTTACGGCGCCATTATATCTAGCAGACACCGGGCCAAAAGCCCCATAACCCGGTGCATAAGGTATAGCAGGTATGGGAATAGCATACATCCAAACATCTCTGTCAAAAGCCCCATTGAAACCGAAAGTGGTACAAAGATTGACTCGCCTCATCAAAGATCTTAACGAGCGATCAACTTCACCAGTATATCGCGCATGAATCTCATCATCATCAGGTTGGGCAGTTTCGCCACCAATGACATCAAGACTCTGGACTATTGGCGTCAACGTCTGAAAATAACCCCAATCATTGTTTTCTAGTTCCTGGGGCGTGGAAAACTCGAAATTTTTGCCCGCTTTAACAGAAATGATAAAGTCAATATTAGCATTTGAATCTGACATAGTGGTGAGGGTTGAAAGTGAGCGGATGACAATAAGTCCAGTATCAGTACTATTATCAACACCACTCAATAAAAAAGTCCAGTCCACTCCATTGGGACGCTCCATAACGTAGCGCTTGGTTAAACCCGTCGCCCACGGTTTACACCCCTGCCACATCTTCCACGAAGTGTATGGTATGGTGACAACGACGTCCCTCTCGCCAGAAGCTAAATCAATCACTCTGGTAGCGACATCTCCAAACGGATCAGCCACAGTAGACAAATTAGTGGCTGTAGCCATAGGATCATAATAAACCGCCACACTACCATTGTGTAAAGGCGATGCATTAATGTGGATGTGTAATTCAATATCACCACGCCAGAACGTATAAAAATTTGTAAGCAGGCTCATTGGGGTATGATAGACAATGGGATTGCCTGTATAATCCGTTTTACACATCGCAGGGTTAGACCTGGCACAGAAGATATCAGTGCCAGGTCCATCACCCAGCTGCCACGCACACACAGCAATAATGGATTTATGGTCCAAAAAGCTTCTGATACATAGTTCATCTTGGGCACAAAACCCACTATCCGCACCGGATATGGAGGTCTCAGTCTTTGGGTCACACGCTAGGCGCTCAAACGGAAAACCAACAGAATCTGTTGCTATGGGAGGCATTGGCGACGGAGTAACCGGGTCAGACGGCTCTATAATAGGCACGTTGGTAAAACCAAAGAGCTTTGCTACCGCACTAACGGCTGAAGCACCAATAGTAGTCGCCCGCGCAAAAGGCCCAATCACGGGTATGTCCTCCAACCTACGCGACAAAGCTGCCACAATAGACGATGGTCGTGAAACGACACCATTACCGTACTCATCACGTGACTGTAGCACCGGTCCAACAGACGACCCAGACAATTCAACGTCTTCCAACCAAAAGAAAAACTGGAAGTACCCAGAAGGAACCTGCTCATTGGCACTCCATAATGACGTGATGGCCCTAAAGCAACACTCCCAATACTCAGTTGGGTTTTTCTGACAAATTGGCCACCACTCGGCATTATACGAATATGGCATACGGAAAGTGACATCATTGTCAGTACCAAGCTGCAACATAAACCCAGGGCGCTGAGAATAAGGTATTGCCAAATATCTATTCGACACATCGGAAACCGATGTGGCTATACCATTAGTGGCAGCACCAAACGACTCACCAAGCTCACCTGCAAACAAGCCGGGGTTTGGGCGATATGAAAACAACCAAGTTTGATAATTAGTTTTTGCCGTATTAGCCTTAACGCGCATACAGATAGTGGCGCGCATTAAAGAATAATTCTTAATCTTATCAATAACAGCGGGCTCAGTAAACAACCGCTGTAAAGGATACAACCTAAATGTGGTGTCAAGCGCTGTGCTCGTGGTAATCTGAAAGGTGTTTAAAAGGCGAGGTCGCAACAAAAACTTATTCAAAGACATTTCCACATTCTGCATTGCTGTAGTTGGTAGCGGCGTGTTGACAGCAACTTCCTCTTGTTGATCTAGTGAATCAACATCAACTACTGGCAACTCAGCGGATTGCAAAATTGGGAAACCATACGTGAAACATTCATCTTTAAAGACATCTGGTTGTGGAACCAGATAGGTCAACATATGAGCATAACCGCACTCACTCACGGGCTGTTTCACCTCAGCTAGGTACAAAAAAGTTTGAGTTTTTTGAGGCGGATTAAAGAGACCGCCACCTCCGCGCCTCCGGAGGTGGTAGTGTTATGGCGGGTGGCCGACCAAGCCCTCCGCTAAATAGCGGCAAACCACGGGGGATTTGTGTGGTCCGCCCTTGACCCACGCTCAGATATGGGTGCCAACCATCTCTGCAGTAACTGTCAATTGCGGTGTCGATTTGGCTTCGTAATAACGCGACAATGACACCTCGCCGCAGTGGTATGCTGGCCGTGGGAAGGCTAAGCATAAATTGTGATATAACCCGGTTACCGATTATGATAAACGCCCACAGGTCTGTGATATCACGCTGTCGAGCGACAACCCTCAAGGAGTCAACCTCAGCATAAAATTCAGATAGAACATTTCGGACCTCGCGAACAACAAAGCCCACGGAGTTCGGATCGTCTAGATCCAACATTCTCTCTTCGAGTGACTGAACTATTGGTATGCGAAACTCCCACCAATAGTATAATAAAAATAACATGATGCCATTCACAGCAGCACGGCAAAGAGTCGCGCCACACACATAGCTCATGAAAAAAGCCATAAAAGAGCGTAAACGCAAGTCCGCGCTCACAGGCACCATGCGCGGTGAAGGGTTGGAAATCTTCAACCACATTGCCAGAACCTGTGGGGCCACAATCACGCAAAGCTCCCAAGACGGCTCATCAAAGACCGTCAAGGAGGCCAAAACAGGCCAAAAACAAACTTCGGGGTCTATAGACGCCAAGATGTCAAGGCCTTGGAGAGTGGGTGCTCTAGTCTGTTCATACTCGTCGCACAATTGATCGTATGAGGGAAACACATTGGGTTCAATGTAATCAACTAATCCACACTCTATCATCGCTAAACGTAAGATAGACGACATGTGATCAAAGTAGTCATACCCCCACGCAAAACTCTCGCGAACGGCCGACCTAATTGAACCGACCATTTGCTTCTCAACCGATTCAACCTTAGATGCAATGTTAATCATCAACATTTTCTCAATAGAATCCTTGCTCAGCGCACCAAGATACGCACCCAGCCTGCTGTTGTAAATAGACGTCCGTTTTAAAATGTCGCCATCATTAGAATCCAAATAAGGAATTGATTCGGCATCTTTATCGGCCATGGTATGCACGATGCCAGCATCTGCCAAATGTTGCGTCATACTAACATGGTTGAATGCTTCATAGCCATCATCAACGGAGATTTTATAATCATCGCCGTAAACGTACGCGGCAGTGTGATCCCAAAACTCGCTAGGATGGTAACCACACTTGATCCAGCAATACAACAGCAAAATTACATTGCATATGCAATTAATAAGCGTTGTCAAATTTTGCCCAGATGGATTTAACTCGTAAATGCGCGCATAGTCACCATTTATAAACAACAGCGCATGCACAACATCCTCAATGATGGCTTGTCTAGCAACTTGCGTCTGCTGGGACGCCCCTGCCCACTCATACATGGACATAATAACCTCCCACGCTTTGTACAGTAGTCTACCATTCAAGCTGGTGTCGAAGTTCTTATAGTCACCCGCAAACGCATTCCTGAACCTGGTAATGTCACAATGGACTTGATGCCACTCATAACCTTGGCAATTGATGCCGACGAGTGCACGAAACAAGGCCCTGTGTTCACAAGCGACCTTAACTGACGTCAGGAAATACTTACGCATCAACAATCCCCCAACCATTTCGATACCGTTAATGCTACGAGTGCGCGACTCCTCAACTTTTTTCCGGCTAACACCTTCAAGTTTCATAGACTGGGTATATACCATGCCCATGGTCGCACCATCTTTAATGGCCTCAAGAGATTTATTGTAAAGCATCATATCTTCTTCGTTGAGCTCATATGAGACTGAGTACCCTTCATCAGGAACATCCTTCTTCACATATCGCTTGTACTTTGGTCCCGTATAAGGAAACCCAGCACTTGTCGACATGGGCAACCTGTCAATGAAATTGACGGACGGTGCACCATTTATGGCAACCTTAAGCGATAGAGGCACGAGTTGTCTTTTACACTCTTCCGGTAAACCTGCCAAGATATGGCGGGTGTACTCGGAAGCAGCCTGATCAATCGTAATTGGATCCAGTTCAGCCCGATCGTGACTGGGAAAC